GTAAAAGTCCCTAGCTTCCCTTGCCTTAATAGTATTACCAAAGGCTTTAGAGGCGGTGAGATTGTGATAATAACTGCACTACCCGGTGGTGGTAAGACAACCTTCATGCGCCAGATTGAGTATGACTTTCTTATGCAAGATAAGAAGATTGGCTTTATACACTTGGAAGAAACAGTTACCAAGACTAAGCAAGGTATGCTTGCACTTGCAGGTAAAATGCCTTTATGGGCATGGCGTCAAAACCCACCAGCACGTGGCACTATACCTGCTGTTGATGAAATGGAGCGCAAGCTTAAGGAAGGTGGCAGCCTGTTTATACCTGAAGATACCAAGTTCACATTAGAAGGCATTAAAGATACGTTACGCTACCTTGTTGACGTTGAGAAGTGCGATGCAATTGTACTTGACCCTATAAGTTACTTAGTAAATGATAACGGCAAAGATGAAGGTGAAAGACAGTTCATCGATGACTTTATGTCAAGTCTTAGAGAGTTTAAAAGCGGCAGTTGCACTATATTCGTTGTAGTGCACATGAAAAAACGTGACATGGTACCACCAAGGTGGCAGAAGAAGAAGGAAGATGATGAACCACCACCGCCTTTCTTTGAGCCAATAGCTCAGTCAGATTTGCGGGGCAGTGCTGCTTATGCTATGGTGTCGCACATTATTATTGCCCTAAGCCCACTGATTACACCAGGGCAGCAAACCAGTAATAGGGTGACACGTATAAGTGTAATTAAGAACAGAGAGGTAGGGTTAGAAGGCACAGCTGACCATATAACTGTATGCCCTAACACAGGCCATATGGTATTAACAACCGACCCAACTTGAGGTTAATATGTACATACACATCGACTCCGACAGCATGCTTTACAAAGCAGCAGGGTCACTACAACAAACAATTCACGCTGCGCCTGATGGTAGCACTTATGACAGCCTACCTGACCTACTAGCAGCTGGGCACACTGAGCACACCAGGCAGGTTGTGCTCAAAGAGCCTGAAGAGCAGGCTCTCGAATCTGCTATGTCTATTATAAAGCAGCTGATAAGTTCTATACACAAAAATGTAGCAGAGTTATGGCCCTGTGATGACTACGTAACTAAAACTTACATATCTAGCAGCACAAACTTCAGGTTAGGCATATGTCCGAAATACAAAGCAAACAGAACGCAGCCTAAGCCTTTACTACTTAAAGATCTAAAGCAGTGGTTTTTACACCGTTACGCACCTATCATAATGGAAGGGTATGAAGCGGATGACGTGTGCAGCAGTGCGCATGTCACCTGTCAGCGTGCAGGCGTTGACTCTGTACTTGTGCATATTGATAAAGACCTTGATACAGTAGTTGGCACGCACTACAACCCTGATAAGAAACTTGCCTATACAATTACGCCAGCCCAAGCTTTGCTTAACTACTACAGGCAGGTATTAATGGGTGACGCCACTGATAATGTAATTGGTATTAAAGGGGTAGGCCCTGCAAAGACAGCAAAGGTATTGCCTTTGGATCTCGCTGATACACACTGTAACAAAAAGCTACAAAAGTACCTGGACAGCACAGTCAAAGAGTACTATATTTCTTCAGGTAGGTTAGCAGACTTTGCTAAGAACAAACAGTTACTTAAAATGATCACAGACTTAGAGGTCTCATTATGACAAAACACTATTTAAAAGCGCTAAAGTGCAGGATGCACGGGAAAGCAATGGCATGCGAGCTAGCAGGTTGGCTAACAGGCAAAGACTTGTATAGCTTAGACTGCTATGACCTTGCCCAGATGCTGTGGGATATTTTTGTACCTTCTCAAGATGACACTGAGCTGCTTAAGCTTAAGCAGATATTACTAATGAAGTGCGAGAAGTCAGCAATATGGGATAAAGAACTTTGCATGGCTATGCTGGCTATAATTTGCTCTAAACACAACTTTGAAATCGAGGCCGTTTAACGTGATTGACTTATTTACTGACACTAACAACCGTGCCTACGTGCACACCCCAGAGCTTGAGCAAGCCTTGGTATTTGAAAAGCAACAGCTTGACTTCAATTGGCGTGCAGATGAAATGCTTGTTGAACAAGACAAGCACGCTGTACTGACTGACACCACACCAGCAGAAAAGCATGCACTGCTTACGATACTTAAGACATTCACACACTATGAAGTACGTGCAGGCGGGGATTACTGGCTAGGTAGGGTGCTAAATACATTTGCACCACTTGAAATAAAACGCATGGCAACTATGTTTGGCTTTATGGAAACATGCGTGCATGCACCGTTCTATGACACTGTTAATAAAGTAATGTTTGTTAATGATGCTGCATTTTATAATGAGTACCTGAAAGACCCTGTACTAGCAGAGCATATGGCTTTTGTTGATGAAGCAGCAACAGGCAATGACTTACTACTTAGCTTAGCGACTTTCAGTATGATTGAAGGCGCTGCTTTATACAGTGCTTTTGCTGTACTTAAAGCTTTCAGGTCGAATGGGTATAATAAGATGCCAGCCATTGCTAATGGTGTTAATTTCAGTGAGCGGGATGAAGCATTACATAGTGCAGGTGGTGCATGGCTATACCATGTAACACGCAAGTATGGTAAGCAAGCACAAGGTAGCAACTGGCTTGAAGACAAGCTTTACCCTGCTGTGCGTAAGCTTGTAGCCCACGAAGATCACATTATTAACTTAGTATTTGAGCACGGTGAATTTTGTGGTGTTAACAAGATCGACATGCAAACCTGGGTGAGGGAACGTGTTAACCACTGCTTAAAACAATTGCACCTGCCACGCATGTATGATATAAATCGCAGCCAGATTAGCGGCTGGTTCGAGCAGTCTACACAAGGCTTAACATTAGTCGACTTTTTTGACACAATACCTAAATACCAAAAAGGGTATTCTTTAGAAGGTTTTAACTTTTATGACTTAGTGAGGGTATAGCAGTGAGTAAGTACGACATATATTCAGAGCGTCGCAAGGCGGCACAAGCACGTAAAACAGTGCCCATGTGGATGACAACAGCAGGGTATCAGTTGCTATACAACAAGAATTACCTAGAGACAGACGAGACGCCTAAAGACAGGTTCCAGGCTGTCGCGGCTGTATTGTCACAGCCTAAGTACAGCATTTTATCTATCACACAAGATCGGGTATTTGACCTGCTTTGGAATGGTTGGCTGTCTTTACCAACACCCGCACTTACCAGCATAGGCAAGGCCAACAAAGGCATGCCTGTTAGTTGCACAGGCAACTATGTACAAGACAGTGTTAGCGGCTTTTTCAGTGCAGCAAAAGAAATAGCTCAGCTAACTAAAGAAGGGTTCGGCACCAGTTCAGACCTGTCTGACATCAGACCACGAGGGACAATAGTTTCTAACGGCCTTAAAGCCGCAGGCGTACTGCCTGTTGTAGAACTTATAAACAAGACCACTAGCATGGTAAGTCAAGGGAAAAACCGATCAGGCGCATGGGCAGGCTATTTAACATTTGAGCATGGTGACTTCTATGAATACTGCCAGCACATTACACACAACCCTAAAGAGAATGCAGGCTTTATCTTAACAGACAAATTCATGCGAACCGTTCGCAACAACGATGCAGATGCTATGCGTCGCTTGCAGACGTGGATGAAGCTAAGGGCAGAAACAGGCACAGGTTATCTGATAAAGCGTGACTTAATTGGGCGTCGTTGGGCAGCACAGGGGCGGCCAGCAAATTTCAGGGCAAGTAATCTTTGCGTTGCACCTGAAACTTTAGTGCTTACAGAAAAGGGCCACTTGCCTATAGCTACCCTGGTAGGTCAGGAAGTCCGAGTTTGGAACGGTCAAGAGTTCTCACCAGTACAGGTTTACAAAACAGCAGATAACGCTAAACTGCTGTCTGTAACCACTGACTCAGGGCATAAAATTGACTGTACCCAAGAGCATAACTTCTACATTAGCGTAGATGGTAATACTGTAAAAGTGCCTGCAAAGGACTTGTCTGTCGGGGATACCCTTGCAACCTTTGCAACACCTAACAGGGACGCGTCTCGGTTCGTCAAGGTAGCCTCAGTGGTTGACAGTGGCCGTGTATCTGACACTTACTGCTTCACAGAGCACAAGCGAGGTATGGGCGTATTTAATGGTGTACTCACAGGGCAGTGTAATGAGATACATCTACCATCAGCACCTGACTTGTCATTTACATGTGTACTGTCTAGCCTGAATCTAGCCAATTACGACGAGTGGTGTAATCACCCAACAGCACTAACAGACGCCTTTATTGTGCTAAACGCAATAAACGAACTGTTCGTTGACCTTGCCACACAGAAAGGCTGGGGCAATGACATTGAACTGTCTAGAACCCTCAAGTTTGCCAAGGAATACCGTGCATTAGGTATGGGTGTTATGGGGCACCACACTTACTTGCAAAGCAAAAGTATACCATTCCATGCACAAGACAGTGTGAATAGGAACATCTTTCACAGCATACAGCAGGCAGGTATTGGTGTCAGCCGTGCACTTGCACAACATACCAGTAAGGTTGCATTTGGTGACCAGTACAACTGGGCATTGTGCGCTGTAGCACCGACACTAAGTACCAGTTTGATCATGGGCGGCGTGTCAGGTGGTATTGAACCTGTATTCAGTAACGTTTACAGTCAAGAGATGGCAGGCGGTATTGTGTCACGCGTAAACCCTGTACTGCTAGACTTAATGAAAGACAAGGGTATAAATAGCAAAGGTCTGCTTGAAGATATTAATGCAAATAACGGCAGTGTACAGCACTTAGAGCAGTTTACTGACCACGAAAAGCAAGTCTTCAAAACTGGCTACGAGATTGATCAGATGCAGATTGTCAGGCATGCAGGTGTCAGGCAGCAGTATTTAGACCAAGGGCAGTCACTAAACCTGTACAATTGTGGTGACCAAGGTTACTTGTCTAAAGTTCACAGCTATGCTATAAATAATGACAATGTACTTGGCTTGTACTATCTAAGGCCAGCAGAGAAGCCTATGCCTACGCCTGTATGTGACGCTTGTGACGGTTAATTAATTGGAGTTTTAATATGACTACTATAGTTTTTAACCGCCACAGGGCAGAATTATGCTGCGACTTGCAATTTACTATAGCCAATAACAAGTATACAGCTGCATCTAAGATATTAACTACAGCTAATTTTGCAATGGGACTGTCGGGAGATGCAGCAGACTGTCATCTGTTCTTTGATGAGTTCAGTAAGCTCGTAATAGACCCGTCATCACAATACTACTGCCTAACAACCGACCAAAGCTATGACATGCAGGCTGTCATGGTATTGCGTGGTAGCTTACGTACATTTCGCGCAGTAAGCAGTGCGGGCGCTGGAGGTAAACACAGGACTCTGTTTGTAGAGGTGATCGACCCTTACGTAGCGGTAGGTAGTGGTGGTGACATGGCTTTGATGTTACTTTACGACAGGAATGGTAGAGGTGACACATACGAAGTTATTGAGCAAGTGTCTCACATGGACGCTTACACAGGCAGTGCCACCAAGACATTTAACTGCGAAAAGTGGGAGTTTTACAATCATGTCTAACAGCACGACCCTAGCGCTTGATCACAGCCTTTGTAATACAGGCTTTGCTGTGTATGGAAAATGTATAGGCGCAGCAGTGTCTGAGGTTGTTGCTGTTGGCCTGGTCCAGCGAAAGCAGGACAAAACCTGCAAGCATGCTGTGTTTGCTAACATCCTATCCACAGGTCACTACCTATTACACAAGTACTACCCGCAGCAAGTAGTTATTGAAAGCCCTAATGTATGCAGGTCTGAAAGTGCAGCAGCAAGTAAATTCAGTGTCTACATGCTGGCCGCTTTCTTTGCTGTAAACAAAGTGCCTGTGCATTATGTAAGTGCTAAGCAGGTAAAAGCAGCAGCAGGTTTGCCACTTAAAGCGAGTAAAGCAGAGATGATTGCAGTCATGCATAAAAAGTACGGCAAGAACTTGCAATGGTTTAGACACAATGGTAAAGTCACCATCTCAAAGAATGAACACATAGCTGACGCACTTGGTGTGCTTGAAGCTTATTTAGGGGGTAA